TACTTCGTTCTGCTCTGGACCAATGGCCCATACCCGGCCCCATCTCGGCTTAACGCCTCGAGACTTTCCATTGTCTGATTGAATTACAATACCCGATGCAGTTTTTTGTACACCGAAATCCATATCAGAAACAATTACGTGATCTCTGATTGGGCGAATTTTGCCTTTAGTTACCATTTATTCTCCAGTAGTTTTTGTTTTATTAGATGCAACAATACCTGATTGTGCTTGTTTAACTTTAGAAGATTCTGGAATTGCTTTAGGGTTGTTTTCATAATACTCAGCAATAACTTCTTCGCGTTTGCGAACAATTTTTCCACCTGGGCCTAATTCGTCCCCTCTTGCATTTACTCTTGCGTTGCCGATAGCAGGCATAAGTTCATTTTGCGTCATGAGCTTATCCATGTCTACTTCTTTACCCTGCATTGTTTTATACACTCTTCCCATATCTATCTCCTTATTTTAGGAATTCTTTTATATCTAGATCGTATTTAATGCTATCAATTCGGTGAACTCCGATAAGATATAACACATAGCTTGCTACACTACTTCCACGACCGACTCCCCACACGATTTTATTCTCTCGCATAGTGTCTACTAAGTATTTAAGGTAGAACAACAAATCAAACATGCCATGTTGGATAAAAAGTAGTAGTTCTTGATCTACTCTTGCACGTTGTTGTTCTGTAGTGCATCGATCATACAACCAATCGACTATAGGAAACTCACTGCATTCTTTGGGCATAAACCAAGTGCATTGATTTGCTTCATCAAAAAATGCCACATCTTCTTGGGGTTGCTGCCACTCTTGTAGTGGAACAAGGTTGTCTTTGTTAGTGTCGACAGCAGTATTGAACTGAACTACTGTGTTGCTATCGAGGTAGACGTTTTGTAAACTTTTGAGTTTGCCCGAATACAAGTGTTCAAATAGTTCACTAGGATCTAGAAAGACGGCACCGTATTCATTGGTATTCATATTAACATTATACGCACCTACTGCATACAATGTCAATTATCTACGTTAATAAAATCGTCTAAATTCTTATTTTGATTTGCCAACTTTTGATTGGCTTTGATGTGACGGGTAGACTGCTCGGCTTTGTATGCTTCGAGTATTACTGAAATTTGGTTGCATACTGCGCCCTGTCCGAATCTAGCAGCCAAGAAGTACTTTTTCATTAACTCGGTAATCTTATTGTCGATATCTTCGTTTTTCAACGTAGACAAATCTGGTAATAACGGATTAAACATTATGATAACGTAACTGAGGTACCAGTAAATGCATACCATGTGCCGCTATGATAATATGCAGGTCTATTGTATGCTGCGTCTGCAACAAATACCAATGTTCCGTTTTCTACATTTCCGGTATCAGTTAACGCAGATAGCTCGCTTAGACTATAATTTTTTAATACAATTGAACAATCTACTAAGGTTGCTTTTTTAATTTCATTTCCACCAAAATTATTTGAGCTAGATAGACTTACTAAGTTTACCTGAAGGTTGGAAATTTCTTCTCCTGTTGTAGACAGTGCTGATTGAATATTAGAAAAGTTAGTTCTAAAACCCTGAGAATCGTTATCAGATCCAGGAACTGGATAGTTGATGTTTATTAAATTGCTATAATCTGTAATAGTACTTGCCACAATTAACTCCTGTTAAGATGAAGTGTAACTTTTTAATACAATGCTACAATTCACAATAGTTGCATTAGTGACGGTGTTATCGTTAAAGTTATTATTATCAGTTAAGAACACTCCGTTTGTTTTTAATGCATTAATTTCTCTATTAGCAATTTCTATGGAAGTTTTGATATTAGAAAAATTATCACGGAATTTTTGAAGGTCGTTGTCTGCACCCTGTACAGGGAAATTAATGTCAATTAAATTACTATAATTTGTGATAGTGCTAGTCAAGATTCAACTCCAGTGATGCTATATTTATAGACAAAACTCACTTGAGTTTATTTTTAAGTTCTTTAACTTCTTTAGATAATTCTTTAACAGCTTCAATTAAAAGTGGCACTAGTTTTTCATACTTGACAGCTAGATATCCGTTGGTTCTTGTAGCAACAATTTCTGGTAAAATTGCTTCAATTTCTTGAGCAATAACACCTATGTCGTGTTTTCTTACAAAGAAATCATCTTCTCCACCACGACTTTCAATATATGAATCTGTCCAGTCAAAGCGTACACCCCTAATTTGTTCAAGCATTTCGAGAGGGTTGCTTAATGATTGTACATTTTCTTTTAGTCTAGCATCAGATGAGTAGTAAGCAGTGATTTCGTTTTCTGCCCTGATTTCACCAACTGCCCCGCTGTACCAACCACTTCCTACTGACAGTGTAGTAACAGTAATTGTACTTTGATATGCTGGTGCCGCCGCACCTCGACTTACTGCAATTTGACCTATAGAGCCCGGACCGTAGAAAGCAGTTGTATCAGGAGCTGATTGATAAGGAACTTGACCAGCAGTACCACCTGCTAAGTTTGTAGAATTACCTACAGTAACTGTGCTAGGTGCTTGCCATGTAGCAGTGCTCGAACCCGCAGTTAACACATATCCGTTAACACCTATTGGAATAAATGCTGTTCTTCCAGGACCGCTTTGGATAGGAATGCTGCCAGCGGTACCACCTGCTAGGTTAGTTGCAGTTGTAGAATTACCTACAGTAACTGTGCTAGGTGCTTGCCATGTAGCAGTCGTTGCTCCGGCTGTTAATACATGTCCAGCTGTTCCTAGAGTAATAAATGCAGTACGTCCCGGTGCGCTTTGAATAGGCATTGCACCTTGTGAACCACCTGCTAGATGAGTAGCAGTGGTTGCATTGCCCGCTGTTAAATCAGTTACCTGACTCCATTGTGGTGCTGTACCTCCTGAATTAACAGTTAGTATATAACCTGCAGAGCCGATGCCTAAGAAAGTTGTAGTACCTGCACCAGTTTGGTATACAATAGAACCTGCTAATCCACCACCAACATTGTCAGTGATTGCAGATCTTCCTACATATAAAGATGAAGTTGATATAAAGGACGGACCTGTTGCACTAGCACCGTTGCTTACTAAAACTTGTCCTGCTATACCCGGGCCTACAAAACTAGTAACACCTGATGTAGTTTGGAATGGTAACTGTCCAGTAGTACCGTTTTTCAAGTTTGTAGCAGTAGTTGCTTCGCCCGCTGCAACTCCTGCTAGTGTTTCCCAGCGAGGACCACTAGCACCAGCGACCAGTACATAACCTAATGCGCCCAGTGATAAAAATACTGTACTGTTGGCAGCATTTTGATAAGGAAGTGATCCAGCACTACCACCTACTAGGTCGTCTGCTAAAGTTGATCGTCCAACATATATACTACTTGTGTTAGTAAACACCGGACCAGTTGATGTGGTTCCTGCACTCACTAGCAGTTGTCCTGCTGTTCCTGGGCCAAAGAAACTAGTCAATCCAGGGCTAGTTTGGAATGGAACTTGTCCTGTAGTACCGTTCTTCAAGTTAGTTGCAGTGGTTGCTTCACCTGTAGCAATACCACTTAGTGATGCCCATTGAGGTGCAGTTGCACCTGCGGTTAACACATAACCGTTAGTGCCTAGAGGTAAAAATACTGTGCTGTTAGCACCATCTTGATAGACTAAACCACCTGCACCACCACCGACGATGTCATCTGCTAGTACCGCTCTACCTACGTAGATGTTTGATGTGGAAACAAATTTAGGACCAGTTGCACTTGCACCGTCACTGGTTAATATTTCACCCGCTGTACCTGGACCAAAGAAACTAGTGTTATGAGGTGCTGTCTGGAATGGAACTTGTCCCGTAGTACCGTTCCTTAAATTAGTAGACGAATTAGCACTTGATATAGATCCAGAAACAGTTGCGTATAATGTTCCGCCTACATACAAATCTCCACCAATACCTGCACCACCTCCGACAATCAATGCACCGGTATTAGTTGATGTTGCATTTGTAGCATTGTTAGTTTGTATAATATCATCTGTGACTATTAACGTTGTTGTAACAGTTGTTAATTGAATTGTTAATTTTTGAGCAACAATTTCACCACCAACATACAAATCGCCACCGATACCGACACCCCCTACAACTCTTAGAGCACCGGTTTGCGTAGAAGTTGCAATAGTTGTGTTGGTTATAGTTGACGCAGGTGTAGTTAGTATACCGTTGTTTGTATTAAACACGAGGTTACCACTTGCACCTAATGTTGCATAAGCACTAGCACCGGCAACCATTGTCAAGTATCTTAACGGAGTTGCTTCGCTGGTGCCCAAGCTGGTAACGTATGTTTTTTCACTTTCAGCAGATTTACCTACAGATATTGTAGTTGTTGAAACAAAACTTGCAGTATTTGTCTGAGCTTGTAGTAAACTTCCTGCTGCACCGGCTGATATAAATGTAGTAACACTGGTTGCAGATTGAATAGGGATCTCGCCTGCTGCACCGTTGTTTATGTTATTTGTGTCTGTAGGGCCAGATGGACCAGATGGACCAGATGGCCCAGTAACACCTTGCGGTCCTTGCGGACCGGGAGGTCCTGAAGGTCCTTGAACGCCTTGCGGTCCTTGTGGACCTGTAGCACCCCTAGGTCCTTGAACGCCTTGCGGTCCTTGTGGACCTTGCGGACCAGTAACGCCCTGTGGTCCTTGAACTCCTTGTGGTCCCTGCGGGCCTTGAACGCCTTGTGGTCCTTGGGGTCCCTGAACTCCCTGTGGTCCTTGTGGACCTGTAACACCTTGTGGTCCCTGTGGACCAGTGGCACCTATTTGATTTCCTAACCAAGTTCTAACTCTTGCTGGTTCGAGTTGTTGCTCAACACCGTCGTGCGCTACAATGAATACCGTTTGGTAATCAGTAGGATTCGTTAAGTTAGTCGATAAGACTTCAGAAAGAGATGCTCTAATAGACATGTGTAGTATCAGTACCCGATTTAATATGTTATTTATTATCTTTCAATAACAATAACATTGCGGTTGTTTGCTATTAAATCCTCTTAAACCCAGGATTGAATGTTGGAACCTGTAGTTCCTACTCTAATCCATGTATCAGTTGCTACACAAACGTAAAGAAAATTTGTGTCATAAGATACAAGCCCAGAAAAACCTGACGAGTTAGGAAGTTTTGATCCTGTTCCAACTGCTACAGTGCCTGGTGGTCCCGACGGACCTGATGCTCCAGTGGGTCCAGTAGCTCCACTAGGACCTTGTGGTCCTGTAGCGCCAGATGGTCCACTAGGTCCTGTAGCGCCTACTCCTGATGGTCCACTAGGACCTGATGGTCCTGTTGGTCCAGTTGGTCCAACAAAGCCAATTCCGTTGGCGCCCGATGGGCCTGACGGTCCTGTCGGTCCTGTACTACCTGCGGGACCCTGCGGTCCTGTGGCACCTGCGCCCGATGGCCCAGTCGGACCTGATGGTCCTGCAACAGCACTTGCTGGACCCGGAGGTCCCGACGGTCCTGTTGCACCTTCTGGTCCTGTTGGACCCGACGGTCCTTGTGGCCCTGTAGCACCTGCACCTGTGGGTCCTACGTCACCTGGAATTCCTTGAGCACCTGACGGTCCTTGTGGGCCTTGTGGTCCCGTAGTACCACCGCCGGTGCCGCCTGATATTGTAACCCATTCGGTGTCATACTCAGTGTTTGATGCTTTGGCTAGAACTTGTCCAGTAAATCCACCTACTGCTATGCCTGTGCCTGTGCTTCCAGGTGCGCCTGATGGTCCTGATGGTCCTGATGGGCCTGGCAAACCGGGGCTTCCCGGACTACCTGCAGGGCCTTGTGGTCCAGTAGGCCCTGCACCAGCAGTTGTACTAGTGTTGACCCATTTAGTACCGTCGTACTTTAAAAACTCTCCGCTAATAGGACTTGTTAGTGTTACATCAGTTAACGAGCTTAATGCAGTTACTCCCGGTGTTGCAGAACCTAAATTTACAACTCCGAATGTACCATACATGTCACTACTGTTTTCTGCGGCATAATATAGTGTAGATGGAGCGCCTAACGGTACAGCAAATGTAATTGTTCCCGTGGCTGTGCCATTATTAGTTACACCACTATTATATGTATTTTCAGTTCCTGTAGTAGCCGCAGTTTTAATCCATAACGGATACCCAGCAGCATTAACACTGAAGTTATATGTAAATCCTCTTACAAGGTTTAATGTAGGATCATTGAATCCTTCGATAATATAGTCTAAACTACCGTTGTTAGTAATAGTATATGTAATTCCAAACCCGCCACCTTCTGGTCCAGTTGGACCAGCGTCACCTTGCGGCCCTTGAGGACCAGAAGGCCCAGTTGGACCAGGTACTGTACTAGCATCGCCCTGCGGACCTTGTGGTCCTGTTGCACCTTCTGGTCCTTGTGGTCCAGCGCCACCAGCTACTCCGCCATAGGCAAGAGTAGCCCAGGTCGAAGTGCCGCTGCCTATTTTAAATTGCCCTGTATCTGTTTCTAGGGCCATTTCTCCTTCGGCCAGGACAGGGTTTGCAGAACTCCATTCTGCAGCGGTACCTCTTCTAAGTTGAATTTGAACAGCCATGTTTGTATTCTTTCCGTATTATCAATATTTATTACACACCACCTGCATTGATGGGTGTGATTCCACCATATATAGATGACGGTGTACCACCATCTAAATTTAAAATTCCTTCGCCACTTGCACCACTAGGACCCGATACTCCACTGGGACCTGTAGGTCCAGGTACTCCTATTGGTCCTTGAGGACCCGTGGGACCTACAATACTATCGCCCTGTGGTCCTTGCGGACCTGTGGGACCAAAAACTCCCTGTGGTCCTTCTGGCCCTTGTGGTCCTTGCGGCCCTACAGGACCAGTAGGTCCTACAATCTGTATAGCAGCTTCGTTAACTAGAGTAATTAACTGCTCTAATTCCATTTTCCTGGTTCTAGCAGGCTCGTAAGAGACATCAACAACTGGAACAATAAGTTGATCTGTTAATGTGCTTAAAAATGGTAAATTGGTGATTCTTGCCATAAATTATTCTCGTTGTAAAGGTTGGTTATTTTCATCATCAAGGCGTACCCAACCTTCTGGACCAAATAGGTAACCATCTATATCCATCAGATCCCCAACAGCATTTCTGTTGAATATTAGATATTTAGCTCCACTATTGTCTAAACTATTTTCCACAATTATTCGGTCAACTTCAAAATCAACAGTGTTAAACTTAAAATTATTAGATTTAATTCTATTTAGAATAATTCTGCTTTTATTAGGCAATGTGTAACATAAAGGAACAACCCTCATGTACGTCTTTGTTCTGTAATCATTCGACTGCTGAGTTAACATAAATCTAGGCTGTAGTTGTTCATCTACGCTGATAGTCGACCAGTCTTGTAGTGTAATAGATTGTAGCTGTTTACGCATATTATCTATACTTGCAGGGTAATATAATTCATCGTTGTGGTCAGTGTGTACTACAGAAGAGACGCTAATATCGGAATTATTAACTAATTCGTCAACTACTTCCACATATATTAAATCGTATACGTGTGTTCCTGCAGAATTTTTAGCAATAGCGGATTTTACACCGCCTAATCTTATCTTCTTTTTATAAAAATTCTCTTGTAATGCATATTGATATTCGTAGAGATTTAGTTGTTCTATACCAAAATCCAACGTTAGTTTAATACTTCTCTGGACTCCAAAGTTTGAATCGTAATATCTATACATTAATAGCGGGTCAAATATAGTAGAGTCGTTGATAAAATTGTTAAATTGATTACGTTTAGTAACACTCAAAAAAGGTCTAATATAGATATCGGTATACTTGATATTGTTGGGTTGCGTTACATTTAGAGTGAATGTCTGTGTTGATTCTTCGGTATTTGCAAGGTCAACAGCATTGATTATAAAAGTAAAGGTTCCCGAGGAATTATAATTTGCTCTACCAACTATGGTACCATCATGTTTTAAAGTTAGCCCGCTGGGAAGTTGCCCAGCTTTAAGCTCGTATTTTAACTCTGAACCTGACGATGTCTGTGTAGACTGCACAGAAATTTCACTAACATATCCAGTTTGAAGTGTACCTAGACTGCTAGTTGTCAACCATTTTAACATTAAGAAATACCCCTACGGTGAGATTTATAGAGGTATTTACCTAAAAATACTCAAATAACAATAGCCTTAATTTTTAGAAAGTTAAATATATTATACTTTAATTAAAGGAAAAGTACCATGGAAATTATTGTCGCAGTCGCAGTATTTGGCTTTGGATTATGGTGGGTCTTTTTAAGAACTCCTGCTGATACAAAACCATCTGCACCTTATAAAATTGAAACTCCACCTGCACCAGAACCTGCTCCGGTTGTGGTAGAAACTGCACCTGCAGTTGTTACTGATACAGTAGTGGTAGTAGAAAATGCAGTCGTACCAGAAGCTGTAGTAGCAGAAGCTCCTGCTAAGAAGCCACGTACACCACGTGCTCCTAAAGTAGAAGCTCCTGTAGCAAAACCAGCCGCAAAAAAAGCAGCCCCTGTTAAGAAGGCTGCTGCTATTAAAGCTGCTCCTAAGAAACCAGCAACTCCGAGATCAAAGAAGGCTTAATTTTTTAGCTCGGTCGGCAAGGGCAACGCTCGCAAGGTTTTTGCCCTTTGCTTCTACCATAATATCATGGGTATCGAGGAAACTTAATGCCCATTCATTTACTGCGGTGTTCCACATAAAATTACTGTGGGCTCGCAGTTTCTGCTTTTTGTGTCCGGCTTCTAATAGCTGTGCATAATCGGGCAGTGTTTTCTCACAATGTCCAGGTAGCCATTCTTCACGGCTAACAGAATAGTGCATAACGGGTCGAACACCCCGCCAGCTGTCAATCACACGTAGAACTCTATCGTCGGTGGGTTGAATGTAGTCTCCTGTACGGACCCAGTGATGGTGTACGTCAAGCACGAGGGCGCAATGTTTTTGCAGCTCAAGGCTGCTTTCGATTCCCCAGGCGTTCTCGTCGTTTTCAATTGTGATGCAGTTTCTTGCTTCGGGGGTAAGTCTTCCGAGTACATCCTTAATGCCTTGTGGACCTCTTCGACCCGAGATGTGGACGTTGATTTTAAAGTCTTGAAACGATTTACCATATCCCATCCAGCGGGCCATATCCACATGATATTCAAACTCCTCTATCGACCTATTTACAATATCATCCGACTCACTTGCCAAGACAGTAAACTGACCAGGATGAAAGCTGAGCCTAACGCCGCCCTTGCGAGCCAGATCTCCCACGGCTCGAAATGCTCTTTCGCAATAGGCTCTAACATCGGATAGCCTGTAAAAGAACTGCCAATCGCGCTGAGTATACACAGGTAGTATATCGCTGCCGAGTCGTACCATTCTAAGATTTTCATCAAGTGCTCCTACACGTTCTACCAGTTTGCGAACAGCTTCAATGTTACCTTTAGTAAGGTCCCAAAGTTTTTCTTCTGCTACATTCTGGCTCTGTCTATTTAACCACGCAACGGTGGTAGAGCCAGTATTGTACTTTTTAGCATCGTCATTGGGCTTGATGCCATTAACTTGTGCAGGAGTGTCGATCCATTTGCAGGCAAATCCAATTTGTTTTTTCATGATATCAATCTTAAATGAGAGGGCGTTGTTATCCCAATTTCTGGAAAAAAGTTTTTTGTGTAAATGTCAAATGCAATTCCAACCCTTAAATTTCCCTGATAGGGCAATGTTTCGTGTGGCATAATGCAAGAAAAGAAATGTATGTCTCCTGTTTTATTTGGAATTTTTAAAATGTCTTTACCGTAATACACAGTATCACTAGGTGCATCACCTTGTAAGAATAAGTTTCCACAGATTGTTTTAAACACATTCTTTTTAAACATGTCATTCTCAATAATCGGAGATGCATGGTGCATGTGTTTTTCTATTCTTTCTCCTTTTCGGAAAATATTAGCCCACATTTTAACATAGAATTCCTCCCCACCAATGATCTGTTTTGCAGATTCTAAAATCTTTTTAAGCAACGGATTTATTTGATTAGGAAGAAAATCAATTAAATTGTAATATTCGTGTCTAGTGGTAATAGAATTAACGGGTGCTTCTTTGTAATGTGACGGACCTAATCCAATAATTTTACTTTCTAGTTTAACAATACTATCAGTAAGTGCATTACAATAAGTTTGATCTAGTACATTGACCCCGAGGATATTGTTTTTGAAATTCTCAATGCGGTCTTCGTAGACTATTTGGGTTTGTGCAACGACCATGAACCATCCTTGTTGTCAATCCATTCGAGGGTGTCGCCTTCTACCCAACCTTGCATATTGAGTAGTTCTTGAGGCAACGGCAAAATAAGATCCTTAGTATCGGGATCTTCTTCAAGTATTACTGTCCAAGAATGTTTAGTCATAGTATATTTTACACGATTGTACGGAAATAGTCAATGGTTCTAACAAGTCCTTGTTCCAAATTGATTTTAGGTTCCCAATCGAGCATAGACTTTGCTACTGAAATATCCGGACGACGTTGCTTTGGATCGTCTTGAGGCAAAGGCATTTGAAGGATTTGGCTCTTGCTTCCGGTAAGTTCAATAACTTTATGTGCTAATTCCCACATGGTAAACTCTCCTGGATTGCCAGTATTGACAGGCCCGATAAAATTATCGTCGGTGTGGTTCATCATTGCCTGCATAGCATCCAAAAGATCATCAACATAGCAGAAACTACGAGTTTGCATACCATCACCGTAGATAGTAATGTCTTTGCCTTGTAGTGCTTGAACGATGAAATTACTAACTACTCTGCCATCATTTTGAGCCATTCTTGGGCCATAAGTGTTGAAAATACGAACAATTTTGGCCTTAACATCGTGAGTACGGTAGTAGTCCATAAACAGTGTTTCTGCGGCACGTTTACCCTCATCGTAGCAACTACGGATACCAATTGGATTTACATTGCCCCAATATGATTCCGGTTGTGGATGTACAGTTGGGTCACCGTAGCATTCACTGGTACTTGCCTGTAGAATCTTAGCACCAGTACGTTTGGCCAAACCTAGCATATTGTAGGCACCTAGCACACTGGTTTTCATTGTTTGGATAGGATCCCATTGATAATAATATGGACTTGCAGGGCAAGCCAAATTATAAATCTCATCAACTTCTACATATAATGGAAAGCAAACATCTTGTCGGATGACTTCAAAATTCTTGTTATCTAATAAATGAGCAATATTGTTTTTGCTACCTGTAAAATAATTGTCCACACAAAGAACATGGTGTCCTTCGTTGACAAGCCGATCACATAAATGTGAACCTAAAAATCCTGCGCCGCCTGTTACTAATACTTTTTTCATTTGTTTCCTTTAATTAAATTAGGTGAGTACTGTGGCAATACATTACTAACTTCTGTTTCTTTTTTATTTTCTAGTTTAACGGTTCTATCTCTAAGTTCGCTAGAACTATAAACATGTTCTCTTTTATGATAGTGTAATTCTATACCGTTGTCAATACACCATTGCTTGCCTGTAAAATCTCTATTTAGATATTCGTCACTGAGAAACCGAATATGAATAGTCTGTGTCTTAAGTAATTGTAACAGATCGAATTCGGTTTCGTATATTAAAATTTCATCCACATATTTGCAGGCCTGTAATTGCACATATCTTTCATAGGCACTTTGAACAGGTTTATTTTTAACTCCAGGTCTATCTATTGAAGGATCAATTTGAAGTGCAACAACAAGATAATCGCATAACTGTTTCTCCATTTTAAGCATGGTTACATGACCTGCATGTAACAGATCAAAACTACTACAGTTAAATCCTATCTTCATTCTGCGTCCTTTGGCGCTACAATTCCATATTGTTCATACATCCATTTAATAAATCTTTCAATTTCTTTACTTGGGTATGGATACGCTTTGTATGCTATGGTTACTCTTTCTAACCAATCTTTATCTGTCATGTTAGTTCCAGTGCCTTAATACACCTGCTACTATAAAGCAGTTTGTTATTATGTATGATAGCACAATAAATGTGCGAAAGCAAGCAATTAGATCTGATTCCGAATCTGTATTGCCTGCTTTTTCTCCAAGGGCCTTAGCCCATAGTCTCCAAATGTTACGCAAATAGGTCTTCATTCCATTCACGATGTCCTTCACGGAACGCCATATTGGCCTGTGTTTCGCGTACTTCCACACGATAGCACCAAAGTCTTGCCGCTTCGCCCGGTCCCCACATCTCTGGAATGTAAACGCCGTTGACATATTTGTAGAGCATGTCACTTAATGCTTCACAACCGAGTGCTGGTAGAATGACAATCTTAGCCATGTTCTTTTCTTGTAGCATTTTGAATACTTCCATTTGAGGATCGTCTTGTGCAACAATTAAAGTATGATCGAATTGATCCTCTAATGTTTTCTTTAGTTCTTTTAAACCACCATAGTCAGCCGCCCAATTGCGGACATCTAGGTCGTTGGTGCCAAAGTAGAATTTCATGCTAAATGAATAGCCGTGAATTAGATTACAATGACTATCACTGCGCCATTGGCGGTATGCACAGGGAAATGCATCGTGATATTCTTTTGTGCTTGTGTACTTGTATAGTACGGGTTGTAGATTTGCCATCTCTAGTCTCCTTTGTAAGGTAGCAAGTTTGACGACATGCAGAGTTTATAAAGCGGGATGAATGTGCGTGAAAGTCCGCTGCCTACTATTTATTATAGGCTTATCGACGTGAAACAATTTTGTCGCAAAGACCATAAGCCAGTGCTTCATCTGCGCTCATAAATGTATCTCGATCCATATCACGCTCAAAATCGGCATAGCTTTTACCGGCGGTATTGTGTTCAACATACAATTTGGTTAACATGGTTTTCATTTGTGTGATTTCTTTGTATTGAATTTCAATATCACTCTGCATACCACGAGCACCACCACTAGGCTGATGAATCATGTGACGAGCATGTGGCAACATAAAACGTTTACCTGGATGTCCTGCCTGTGCTAGGAAACTACCCATTGAACAAGCCTGACCCATAACATAGGTACACACATTTGGTTTGACAAACTGCATAACGTCATAGATAGCCATGCCACTTGTAATTACACCGCCTGGACTATTAATGTAAAAGTGAATATCCTTTTCGCTGTCTGAACTTTCCAAATGTAGGATCTGTGCTACAATTAGATTACTACTGTGATCATCGACTGGTCCATTCAAGAACACAATACGCTCATTAAGCAAGCGGCTAAAAATATCAAAGGCTCTTTCGCCTTGTCCGGTCTTCTCGACCACCATTGGTACTAACATTATTTGTATGCCTTATCAAGTGTTGTATTAGTCAGGCCAGCAATGACCTGGAAATTGTCCCACGCTTTTTTCACTGCGGGATTGCGATCTAGTTCTTCACTAGGTAAAACTGTTTCGAGCCATATTTCTGATCGACGAGCAGGATGTCTGCCAAACTTGCGAGGTTGGTGCAGTTTTCCATCTTCCCACAACATGATGCTGACACTACGGAACTTGTCCTCGTCGTCTTTATTGTTAAAGTCATAGTGACTCCACTCGGCATGGCTTGCACCTCCGAGGCAGTAGCCTTCCCAGATACCTGACCATTGTAGGTCATCTCGCGGGTCAAAATCTGTACGAGTAATTACTACCAGTACATCTTCTATGTCTACACGTTCTTCAACAATATCAAGAACGCAACGACTGTAACTTAGACCGACTTTCATTCTTTAACTCCGAAATATTGTTTCATGTACCACCCTACAGATACACTAGGATCGTATTGCTCGTATCCCTGTTCTTTCAATTCACCAATCTGAGCACATTTGCAAATAATCAATTCGGCAAACTTTTCGGCGTGTTCGATGCCCATCCATTTACCGCTCGTATCAGTTCCAGCCTGTTTCATAAGTGTTTCAATTTGTTCTCTCATTCTTTAAATCTTTCTGCATAACGGGCATCTGATTCTGCCCTGTGTGTAGGACACAATGTTTTAATCCAACCTTTACCACCTGCTGTGCCAGGAGCACCGCAAGTTTCACAACTCTTGTCAGCCCATGCTTCTGCCATACGTACCATACCACTAATTTGATCGTCGCCACCTTGATAGTAGAACCGCAATCCGCCAAACTTTTCTTTGATCTGTTCTACTACTACCTGTTCAATAACAGGGCGAGTTTCGCGGTTCTTATTCCACCAGTCAGTGTGGCTTTGGATATTGGCACATAGGCTTTCGATAATAGGCCACCATCCTTCACCTACAGCAAACCCACCGTAGGATTGTGAGAACATCTTTGGATACTTCTCTTCCATGCTTTTGGCAAATGCTTCGTACTTGTCTATATCACGATTCATTTTCTTTATCCTGTTCGTAGGCTTTTACCATTCGATATAACGGTTCCATGCGTTCAGAAAATACATCGGGGCAATTTTCAGCAGCTCGTTTCATATCCCACGCACTGGGATAATGTCTAAGACAATACCTAGCATTATCCTTAATGGCTTTAGGAACTCGAGGAGTATTAAGAATTTCTACTAAAAACTCTTGAGTCCTTACTACTGCTCGATATCTTTCATCAGGTAATGTCACGACTGGCCTTCCATTGATCGGCCTTGTCCTTCATACCTTCTGGGTCACGCTTGTAGTCTTCAAGCACTGCTCGAAGAGCTTCTTCTATGAACTGGTTAAATGTCATATCACGTTCGTGTGCTAGCTTCATATATTTTAACAGCTCTTCGTCTGTAAAGTCTACAGGAACACTAACACGAGTATCATAATCCTCGCCTGCGGCAATGGCCAGAGCCTTTTGCATAAAGTCGTCATCGGCCTCGAGATCTACATAGTTGACATCTTCCCAGGCCTCATCCGGCACCCTGCGATTAGCAGTTTCTTTTGCATGAGCCGAGGCATAGTCGGAATTGATCATACGGTAGGCTCGACCGTTACGGAAGTCGTGTGCCTCTACTTGATAAACTTCTTGAGTCTTAGTATCAAAGGTGATAGTAAAACTATGACCCTCTTGGTCACCATTCCAACTGTCGAGTTGATACACGTCATCTCCAAAACACCTCCACCCATAGGTGCTACCTTCGGTAATACGGTAATCGACAAGTTCCATCCATTCTTTAACTGTTAGCATTTTGCGGTTCCTTAGTTAGTTCGCACATTAAAATAAAATGTTCGTAGGCTTTACGAACTGCTTCATTAGAGTATAGCATCTTTGCTTCTTCTTGTAAAGCCTTTACACCAGCTTCGGCAATTTCTCTGGCACTGGGGATTTCCACATAGTAGCGGTCGTCACCGAATGCCTTGGCCATTGCTTCCCAAGCCTTCTTCTGCTTTTCAGTAATGGGCCTATTGTGTGGGCGCATCTCGCTAGCCTGCACCACTGCCTTACTAATAGCATCTTCAGCCACTCGGCTGGCCGCAATCAGCCCTGCATAATCCGGGTTGATATTAAAGCGGCGACTAGTGCCCCCAGGATAACACATAACCAAATGAGTACCCTTCGTATAACTATCCATAAAATCGCTGTCGTACTCGGCGACAGGAACATATCTGCGGCCCTTTTTCTCATAGTATATCTTCTTGGTCATTTTGTAATCCGTTGCTGTGTCGGTCTGTAGTTTTTTCAACATCTTGGAATAGACGTTTTTCTTGTGCTGTAAGACTGTCTTTGTGGATATGTCGAGGATTCCCGCACATAGCACAACCTGGTCTGCCACAATCCATTGCATGATGCTTGGCCAAACGATGTGGCTCTTTTAGCACTTTGTTTTCATCAGCAAATGAATTGTGTTGTTTGGCAATTTTAAGTTGCTTCTTTACTGCTGTTTCATCTTTAAAACGTCTGCGGCTATTCAAATACTTTGCTTGTTCATTGGCCATTATAACCTCTTATGTTGTTATTTTAGAAGATTGACGTTTTCGGCACTCCTCTCTAACCTTAGGAGGAATATCGGGATGCCATTCTGCCATTCCGCAGTCATATACTCGTTGCTGAGGTAAACTGTTTCCAAAAACTATAAGTCCAAACATTGCTAGAGATAACCCTACAACGATCATAGACAATCCGATCATTTGTAGAGTTTGCTTCATTTGTATACCTTTAGGATAACAGTATCTTCACTGAACCGGCCGTTGAGTTGAGTCTCTGTAGTTTTAACACTCTTAGCAAACCAAGTCTCAAAACGCTTCTGTGTATTCTGCTCTTTGAACTCTTTGATCTGCTCTGGCGGCTTACGCAGGGTCTTCTGAACACTCTTGTCAGTAAAGCCAGTTAGTGTGGTGCCTTTTACACCAAGTCCAACACTGCTGGTAGCAATGTAGTAACCGATCTTACGAGTCTTTACATTGAACACTGCTACACCACTTGCACCAATAATAGTAGCAGGCGGAGCACTGGTAATGCCAAGTTTAGTGTCGCTCAACATGAACTTGAGTTTAGCAACAATCTGTTCTGCAGGCTTGACCTTGGCAGCACGAGGCTTCTTCATAACCTTCTGTTCAGCCGCAATCTGCTCACATGCAGCCATAATGCTTTCGTAGAACTCGATCAGCTTCTTGACATTCTTACGTGGCAGGTGCTTGTAACCCTCACGAAGTTGCTCATCTGCGTTACCGCTAGCCAACTCCATCAGTTCATCGTGACCTCGCTGGAAGTAACCTTTGATGATACGACTGTGAGCTGCCTTGGCACCCTTGCCTTTGAGCAAGTTCACAACCTTAATGTCTTTAGGGTTAAACGCTTCTGGGTCTACGATAAAGCTGTCAATGGCTGCATCAATTTCCTCACTCATACCACCTGCGGCTTCACGCAGACGATCTTGAATAGTAGGAACATATACATCAGCAGTCTTTACACTTTTAACAGAGTCGTCGCTCTCAACTTCGTCATCCGCACCTTGCTCGATTACTTTGGAAATTTCTTTGCCCAACCAAGTTGCAGTGTCACGCCCATTGTTAAACCCTGAATGAGTTGATGGCATACCTCGGAGCAAGCAAGCGGCTACTGCACCCATAGTAGTACCACAGCGGCTGTCTTTAGTATCTTTAAATGCTTTAATAGTAGACTTGTCGTAGCCGTTAGCACCCATCCAGTTAATAACTGAGGGCTTCAATTCTTTAGCAGACTTCTCCAAACGATACCAAGCCATTGCACCATGGAAGTGACGCATGAATTGATTGTCGCTCCACGATTCTGCACCATCCCACTTTGGGCTATAGTCGCGCTTGGCATTCTCACGGATGCTTACGCTAGTGATCTTTTCTTTTTTAACTTTGGGTTTAATCTTAATGCCTGCGACTGTAGCCATTTTGTGCTCCTTGCTGTTTCAGTATAGTTATATTATACAGCCAGAACGGCTGTAAGTCAAGAGTCGGTAATACCAGTTTTGTCCAAATATTCCGAGTATTTCAACAGGAACATAGTACGCTTTGGCTCGTTGTAAAAGTCCAAATAGATTGACTCTTTTAGATACTTATGTCCAAAATCTGGATCCATCTTCCATACCCTGTGGGTTCTGCTAGTAAAACCTAAAACCGATTTCATCTTATTTCGAATTAGTAATACACTAGGCGGGTAATCCTGAGCTATTTGATTATAGATTTTAAGCCATTGTGCCTCGGACAACACTATAGATCTGCTCATTAGAACTCATTATTTTGATCCACGACTATCCAACCAAGTCGTTTTAGGTCTTCTTGAATTTCGGCAGTGACAACACTTTCCGGAACATACCCGTTTGGGAAGGCTATGTTTATTTTTGGATCATAATTGTTGTCGTTTCGAATGCCACTACAATACCAATCGATGTAGTCTCCTTCTTGTAGCATATCTGCCACAATTCCACCAGCACGTCTCCAAGAAGCGCCCCAAGTTTGATTCTTGAGAATGGGCATAACGTCTAACTTTTGGAAGTCATTGTTGCAGATTGCGGCGTAGAGATTTTGAGCATATACATCACTTGTCCGTACCTTTTCCAAAATCCATTCAGTACTACGGAGATCGTACTCCATGTTATCCTTTTGCCATTCTGGATCAACCATATTTTCTTCATCCTGTTGTCGTGCAGATTTGTAAAGATTAAGGTAATCTTCACTCGGCACTTTACCTTCTTCTTCACAGCGTTTTATATACCCTTCGGCTTGAAAAGTATGTCGTTCAGGACTGCTTGAAACTTTAGTCATTGCAGATTTCGTTTGTCAGCTTCACCGAAGTCCTCGGCAAACATGCGGAGTTCTTCATCGCTAAGTTCATCAATAGGGACTGCTTTGTCGAACAATTCTCCACTTTGGATCAGTTGTCCAATTTCAGCCATCAACTCATCGAGCTCTTCCTGGGAACCTTCAAAGCTGTCGAAACAGCCAGGTGCAAATACAACTTTGAGCTCTTTGCGCTCTTCTGGAGTCATATCTTGAGGAGTTTTCTTTTCAGTCATTATTTTCTTTCGGAGTTAAGGGTCGATTGTTACAATAAAAACATTCACGGTCGTTACAAATATCTTCTAACCATTCATTGCAGGTTTCGCAATAGTGAGCATCATACTCTTTCGAGTACGATTTTATGCAATCAAGTCCACAGGCCATGACGCACCTTGATAAGACGGATCATCATTTCTTCATCTTCGGCTTCGTATGCCTGCTCAATTTCGTGAGTCTTCATAAGAGCAGCATCGCCTAAGGCACGAGTTTCTGGATTAGCACTTTCTTTCATAAAGCTAAGTCCAGTCTCGCCGTGTTCTTTGCGCTTGAGTTCACAGTACTCACTCCACCCGCCGGCATCGTGTGCGTCAGGACGGTTTGGATAAACATCTTTCCACCAACGATATAGGTCAAGAACTTCCTGTGCCTTAACAGCCTGCGGAGTTGGCTTACCAATATTTGGATCACCTTCGGCCCAGCCACTATCTGTATCGTGGCGGAGACTTCGTTGCCAATCCAGATTGTCGAGTCCAGCTTGTGGACAACGCCAGGTTCTCCAACGGAACCAACCAGTTGCCCAGAATGGGGGATTATACTTAACACTGTCTGCCTTATCTGCCCAAGCAATTTGCCACCAAGCTAATTCGACTTCAACAAAGTCGACCAGCTCATTAAAAAGACAAGGAAGGAAACGATTACCAACATCACACCACTGACCGGGTTTAATGTCTTTAGGGTGTGCAGTGAGACTATGAGTACGAGTAACCCACCGGTTATTAACATAATACTTGATATCATAAATCTTCCTAACGGGCCAAGTGACAAAGTCTTGGAGGTGGCCGAGTGCTTCTTCCGCTAGCCAGTAACGGAAATTGTGTTTCATTTGAGCCGCAGTTGTCCAGTCGTCCCATTGTTCAGCTGTACCGGCACTAAGTTTCTTAGTACCACGAAGCCAATCTGCAAAAGGACTGCAACTCCAATATTTCGAGTGTTGTGCCATTTTAGTCTTTCTTTTCGCCAAACAGTTGTAGTAGGCTTAGGAACAAGTTAATAAAATTCAAATACAAGCTCAGTGCTCCGCGAATTTCGGCAACACCATCATTTTCCATTGATACCTCTTCACGAATACGCTGTGTGTCGTAGGCAGTTAATCCAAGGAACACTAGAATAGCAATGGCCGAAATGACCATTTGAAATACTGTGCTACCAACAAAAATATTGATAACGCTGGCAATAATAATGGCAATCAATCCAATTAACAATAGTGATCCAAATCCACTAAGATCCTTTTTAGTAAAGTACCCGTATCCACTCATAACACCAAATAGGATCGCACCTCCCATAAAGGCCGATACAATACTGCCCATGTTGTACACCACAAAAATTGTAGCAAAACTAAGCCCCATGAGTGCTGAAAATATATACAAAAATATCTGTGAGCCCGTTTTACTAAACTTTTCACTGGCTACACTAAATGCCAAAATCAGTAAAAGAGGTGCAAAAATTACTATCCATTTCATAATACCAGTGAAGAAAAAGGCCATCAATGCTGCATTAGCACTGACCTGATAGCTAGTAAACATTGAAATCAATACCGCAATTGCCATGTGCCCATAGACCCGACCCATTGCAGAATTGATCTGCTCTGCGTTTCTATAGACACTATTTTCATAAGTTGTCGAATACATATATATAATCTCCTTTAACCTCTAATGGTTATTTGTGTTTTATTTACAACGGGACCGTCGCTAACGAAGTCTAATCCAGCCATCTTGCCTTCATAAACTTTACCGTTCCATCTCATTGGCATCTTGATGCTTTTATTTAATACAACAGTTAGCCGATCTTTATCTTTAAATTCATAGACGGTAGCATCCACTAACTTACTAGTATTTGCCTGCCGCACTTTACATGTTTCACTATGCCTAATTATATCTGCCATACGACTATTATATAGTAGATTGTACCAAAAGTCAATTGGTTTTGGTAATAAACGGAGTTAATTCTGGAGGCGTCCAGCCCAAAGGTTTAAGCACTTTTCCATCCTCGCGCTTACGCACCTTGCCTGTTTCTTTGTCAATTTTGGCAAAATTAGTTCTCATGACTTCTTTCCATGCACCCTCTGCATCTGCGCCCATGCTGTGTAATGCTCCTATTGTAACAACTAAAATATCGACTAGTGCATCGACGGTTTCGACTTTATCGTGTTGGCCTACAGCTTCGCCTAATTCTCTACACTCTTCTTCTATTAGCGTCATGTAAAGGTTAAATTGATCTTCGTTAAAGTTATCAACGGTCTGGTCGCAGGCTCGCATAAACTTTTCCATATCTCTAAAAACATTCATATTTGGTCCTTTTGTTTTTTATTTTTTCTATTTTGAGCAGCTAGTCTCATTTTTTCTTTAGTTTCGTCGGAATGTGTTTGTCATATATTCCTTGTTGTAAATTAAATTTTTAATACTTTGAGATCTACTCTTAGAACTCTTTTCCCCTAACACTGCTACTGCAAACATAGTATCATTGTGCTTGACCAACATTACTAAGCATCTACCTGCTTTGCTGGTAAAGCCAGTTTTACTAATCAACACATTATAGTTTGTAATATCAGGATTAGTGTTTCTTACCTGTAATGTTACAGTCTTGTTCCTGTTATTGTCAAACTCTACTTTCTCATTTTCAGCCGATGAAATCTGTGTGATTAGCGTGTATCTACGCAACCACCATACAAAATTTACTAGATCATTAGCTGTACTAACATTTCCGGCGCCTATACCACTAGCATCTTCAATACGAGTATTTTTTAGACCGATGTCGCTTATATGTTCATTGACATAGTTTATAAAGGCAGCGTAGCCACCAGGATGAGCATGTGCTAAACTGTCAGCGGCCCGATTATCGCTGGCGATCAGCATGGCCTTGATAAGTTCTATTCGGAGAACCTTGGTCTTATTTGGAAATCGTCCTGTTGTAGATCCTTTGACAACGATTGATTCGTTGAGATCAACTCCACTGTCAATTACTGCCATTGCTGTAAATAGTTTAGTAACACTGGCAATTGGTACTACTTGATCTTCTCTAACCGCAGCCTCCATTACTGCATCGGTAAAATTATATAGTGCGGCAGTTGTGGCACCTGCGTTTAGAGAGCAGAACAGAAGAAGGATAGTTAGGATTTTCATACATTTATTTAACTTGTCCCCAACGAAGATAAAACTCGGATAACTTCTTTGCTTCAAGTTCCGCCATAATAATATACCTATATCCCATCCACATTGAATCCATATGTCTATGCCATTCTGGTTTATCTACAGCGTGTTTGAATACAAACTGCCCTGCTTCACTACGTTCCCAATCAAACATAGGCCCAGCAGCATATATGTCAGGATCGTCGACATCGGCAAGATTAAACTTATGCACAACAACCTTGTGAATCTTTTTCACAACATCGCCTTCTACAGTATATCTTACTGAGCCCATGATAGATGAAATACAGTTATAAATTTTTCAGCATCACTGCGATTTTTAAAATCCCACATGTCCCAAGACATTCGCTTACAGTTGGGCCAATCTTTTAATTTTTCTTCTGTCCATCTAACACAGTTGTCTAGATTTATTGAATGAAGATGGTCGTTTACAAATTCCTCTGCCTCGGACGAACCCCAGTCTTCTACAAGTTGTAGCCGCCACCATCTTACACCGGTACCTGTTCCATCACAATTAAGTTTAGGTTTAATCACAGAAAGTTTTTTGCTCCACTGAAATATCACCGCCTGCAAATCATCAAGTGCGCTCATGCCTTCTTCTTTTTAAAGTACCGACGCTTTGGTTTATTGTCTTTTAGATTTAAAGGAGCGTGTTCCATCTCCATTTGACTCTTCTGTAGAGCCGCATGTATTTCTTCCGTGCTAGGCCCTTCTTCTTCCTCAGATGAGTCAAGACTGGGATGATCATCAAATGCAAAACCAACAGTACTGGCAAATTTAATAGTAGATTCAAAATTACCAAGGTTTCTTAAAGACCCCACCGGACCTTTTTCGTCTTGACTAATGTTATGCCACGTTCGAATCTCAAGAATAGGTTCAATGTGTGAAGGTACTTCGATAATATAGTGATCACCGACAGAGTACCCTGCTTCACTTAGGTCAATTACTTTAATAACCTTGCCCTGAACAGGCTTGGTATTGCTTCGGTTAATGCCATATATCCATACTGTATCACCTACTGCATATTGTTTTTTAACTGTCATGTTTTTCCTTAACGCTTACGTTACCTTTAGACTCTAACATGTCCTTAATGAACTTGATAGCTTTTCTATCGGTATCGTAAACGTATTCTGCGTCCTCGTCATCGGTCCGCAAAGTTACTACAACACCGTTTTTTACCTTACGGATCTCGATTGACTCAAACATAAATTCACCTTTTTATTTAGGAACACTTAAATTGTAATTGAAGTGAAAGATTCCAATATGAGCTGTTTCACGACTCAACTCTTGATCACACCAGATCTCGTAACCTGCTTTTTGTGCCTGTTGACAGAAGAAGATATCTTCACCGATTTCCAAATTAAGTTCTGGAATAAACTCTTGCAAGTAATGAGGCTGTGGGATTTTTTCATATACTTCACGCTTGCAAAGTACTAGACCGTGTGGTAGAACATCGATCAGTTCCATTGCTGGACTATTATCTGTAGTTTGGAATTCACGGAAGTTTCCGCTAGATCCAACCATACCTGTGAAGTTTGCATTAGGGAAACGACGACGACGATAGTTAGCACCCACAATGTCTTTGTTCCGCTTGAGTAAACGAATAGGAGCATCGATTGGGAATTTCATGTCACTGTCAACCCACCAGATATAATCAAAGTCACTCTTTAAGAAGATGTCAACTAGGTTACGACGAGCAATAGTAATAACACTACCGATATTAAATGCACAATTAATCTTAATACCGTGTGCTACTAGATTAGCAGCCGACATAGCAAGATGTTGTGCAAACTCTGCATTGACCATTTCCATTGCTGGAACAGCAATCATAATTGATGGCGGTTTACCTCCTGGCTGCGTTGGCATCGCAGTGGTAGTTGGTGCTGTCGGAGCTGCCGGGCGAGCCAAGTTAGTCGGGCGGCTTGGAATGTTTAATTTACCTTTTTTCATTTTTATCCTTAATTATCTAGGTGCGAACTCTTGTTGTAATTTGATGTTATCAAAAAATTCTTTCTTTGTAGCTGGATCATCTCTAAATGATCCTTTGAGCACAGTTGTTTGAGTTAATGAACTATGCGCCATGATGCCACGATTCTCACAGCACCCGTGTACTGCTTGAATGTAGACTGCTACGTTTTCTGAGGCAGTAGCTTTACTAATTTCTCGGGCAATGTCGTTGCAAAGTTCCTCCTGGAGAGTCCCGCGACGAGCACACCACTGAGCAATACGAGTGTACTTGCTAAGACCAATAAGTTTTTCTGCGGCGATGATGCCAATGTAAGCGACACCGCTAACGGGCTGATGATGATGACTGCACATAGAGCGCAACTCACTACGTACCACCAGCATACCTTCGTATCGGTCTTCTGAATCGTTTGGAAATGCTGTTGCGTCTGGTGCTGCTTCATATCTTCCTGCCATTATTTCATTGTAGTACATCTTGGCCAGTCTACGTGCTGTGCCTTTGCTGTTGGGGTCGGTTTCACGATCGATCAACAGTGAATCTAACACTTTTTCAAAGGCCTCTGTTGCTTCGTCAATAAGTTCAGGCATAACATTGTTGTCGACATAGTCGCTGATGTTGTCGCCTGCCCAGAAGCGTTTGTTATCTTGTTTCATTCGATCGCGGATAACTTGCGATAGATTTTTACTTGTATCCATTTATTCTCCGAGTTATTGTCGTGGATGACTTGTATATTATAATACATTATTATTTAGGTTCAGTCAAGCGTAGTATTAGATTTTTCTTAACTGCGGAGTCCAAAACATTCATTTGCACACCTTGTTGTTCTGCGTATTTTAATAGAGCAGAAGTATCTTTTGGAAAGCACATACCGCCAAATCCGAACTCGCCGTCGGGTCCTGGCACCTTCATATGACTATTGCCAATACGACTATCCATTGTAATCATACTGGCAATCTTATTATAATCTTGCCCTGTTTTAGTAGCAAGGGCATATAACTCATTCATAAACGTAACCTTAGTCGATAGGAATGAATTGATAGCATATTTGCTCAGTGCGGCTTCTTGGATAGTGCAATGCTGTACCTGTTCTAATGCAGTTTGCCCAAGCCGAATAATGCGTTCTGCATCACGCTGATATGCACCTACGCTACCGCCGATAATGGCAAACTTGCCATTTATATAATCTCTCTCAGCATTGGCAGCAGTTAGAAACTCCGGAGCATGAACTAGATTAGGGTACTGATCATTTAGAGTTTGGTACACACTAGGTGGTGCAGTACACTTACTGATAATAACGCCTTTGTAATCTTTAAGTTTTTCTAAGACGTACTCTAATATACTGGCATCGCATTTGCCATCGTCTCCCATTGGAGTAGGTACGCAGACAAACACGCCTTCGCAGTCGGCGAGATCTTTAAATGTGTGTGAACCTTTTGTTGTATCTTTATCAACTAGTATAAGGTCAGTTGAGATTTCCATTGATCTAGCAATGGCACTGCCCACAAATCCTAGGCCCACAATGCCTATTTTTGGGTTATTTGAAAAAGGGAAATTCATAATATATGTATTTAATGTCATTCACTGAGCCCCATAAAAATAAGTTCACGCTCTGTAACATTGGCAACAGGTTTGAGCCAACCGTGACGAATACATTCATTGATAATCATCTTGTATTCTTTTGGACAACTTTGATTGATCTCAAATCCTGCTCGAGGTGCCTGCATCAATCCGTCGTAGATTACGAATTTAGGATCGCTCTGTTTGAGAGTGCGTATTTGACTTTTGTATAGAGTGTATGTCATACTGCTAGTATAGCAGTATTAACATTGCATGTCAACGGTCTATCCAGTCTTTATTACGGTAAGGTTTACCAATGGCTGCTTGCGGTAGATATCGAACTACTTTCTTTTTTAATCGTTGAATAATGGGATGGTTGTGATCGTGTTGGAATGCTCTTAAATACATTCTCCAACTGTTGTGACGTCGTCTGATGCCTTTTTGGTTTTCACTTAGGTAGTCGACGATTTGGTCCACATCACCTTTAAATTTGTCTATTAATTCACAAGCGATATTGAATCCGTATGCATCTATTTCATCGGAACAGCCCAAATAACTCTGCTCCATTTGCACTTCTGTTTTGTTTGCAGTGCTGGCATAATCTGGAATAATTTTAAATTTACGCCTACGATACTGCCTCATGTGTATCAATTCGTGTAGTAGGGTGTCTGCTACTGTATAACACATTCCCTTGTAGCGTTTTTTAGTTATGCATATATGCTCGTCAAACAACGAATAAACAAATATTATCTCTACAGCCTTCTTTTTATCTTGGTCCCACTCACTATAATATGTTCCGCCCACCCAAACTTGATTGGATTCTACTTTAAAATTAGTACTTCGTTTAAACCTAACTGGCGCTAATTTTTTTAAATGATTGGTAATTTTGCTGTGGAATTTTTCTATAGTAAGCTGTTGCCCGACTAATTCCGGATAAAGAGAGTACAGGAAACTGGCGATAGTTTCTCGATCTAGCATAGACCAATTGAATCGTACTCTTGGTGTAGTCATGTTTCCACCTTGTAATATATTTAGTTATCACTTACACTTTCATTATGTGCTACTTTAATGACGCTAAGACCACTCTTCTCTAAAAATTCTACGCCCGCCATGTCCCTATAACTATTGCGATAGTATACGCTAGATATGCCGCTTTGGTATATAAGTTTGGCACAATCCAAACAAGGAGCGTGAGTAATAAAAATATCAGCATCACGGCCGCTTTGGCTCGACTTGGCCAGCTTCGCAATCGCATTGGATTCAGCATGTAATACCTCTGGTTTAGTTTTTAATCCGTAACGAACATTTCGTTGAGCACCTTCGTGCCATCCTTCGTGCGGGTACTTAGCATCGAACTCCTCTGGGTCAAGCCAACCACCTGCACCCGAATCCCAAACTTTATCTTCACAGTCATTATCCCAGCCCGCAGGCATTCCGTTGTAGCCGTAGCTAATAACTGAACCATCTTTAACAATAACCGCACCTACCTGAAGTCTAATGGCGTGGCTAAGTTCAGCAGCTCTTAAAGCCCAATCCATATACATGTCTATGTATTTTTCTTTCATTGATAATCTCTGCCGTCTCTAGAGTGGTACTTTTTATCGGGATCATAGTGGGCAAATTGATCATAATTTGGTTCGTTTGGTAACACTCTTTTACCTACGAACCACTCGCCTATGTGATTAATTAGTTTTCTTCCATAATAATTTCTAATATTCGCAGACACCATGCCGTACTGTTCGTGTAGTACTTTACCTACAAGCCCTTCATTTAAATTAAAATCGTAGAATTTTCTATAGTCCACCTTAACCCTATCTAATGAATATAAACTTGCCATGGGACTAAAAATCAAGCTATTTTTTGTATAACGAAAATTCTTATAGATATGATCTGATCTGTCAGCAATCGGATCCGTTTCGTGACCGTACCATGCTTGTCTTGCTAACTGAACCTGTCCCAATTCTTGATCTTTTTGCAATAGCTCTATAAGGTCGGTGACTAGTACAGGTTCTAGTATTTCTACGTCATCTTCTTGGTGCCATATGTAGTCATAATCTCTTTCTTTCATTAGGTCCCAGAATTGACTCCATGTTACACTCAACCCTAGATTTTCTGGATGCAAAATAATTTCATTATAGCCGTACAACTTAACCAGCTCTGTGATCATCAAATCGTTTCGAGTTTTAGGATAATCATCGATGAAAATTTTATGTACTTCGCATCCGTAATAATTTATATTACGCTGTGCTCTTAGTGTACGAGTCAAGTACTCTAGTCTGTTAGTTGAAAATATTACCTGACAAATTTTATAGGTCATTAGATTCTCTCAGTATTAAAGAAGAAAGTTTGGAAAAGTCTGCCAGTTTCGTTGCTGTTACCAAAATAATCTAAACTTGCGTGATATAGATCACCTCGATAAATTATTAGCCTGTTGTATTTGTTTCCTACTCTATCAAATTGATCCCATTTAGTATAATCATAACCTTCGTGGTCTTTGTTAGATCTTCTAAATTCTCCAGTTTCTTTGTGACGATAAAATGCAGTTCCACCTGTATGTGGAGCATCTGGAGTTAGGTAACAAACACCTGCCCACATATTATGATGGTCGGCATGTATCCATGTTCTGTCTTGAGCTGTGGCTAATTGAAAGGCTCCGGTGTAACCTTGATCTTCAAACCAGTGAGTAACCGGCCCTGCAAATGCCATCCAGTATTCGATACAGGATTTAACATCGTCCGGTAGATAAGGTTTAGTTCTTGATCCGGGATAATTTCCTTTTACCGAGAAGTCTTGAGACAATGCATAATTTCTAACAATGTCTGGGTTCTCATAAAAGTTATCGATAACTAATAATTCTAAATTCATTTAATACCTCATGTATGTTCCACTAACTCCTTCCCAGCCATATATTTTCCAGTCAGTTTCTACTATGTCTTTTTCGTAAGGTCTAGTAAAGAAATATAACAAGGTTTCAAGATCATATGCTATACCATTGGGGTTATTCGTAAATTCTGCAATCACTCTATAGATGTCTAGCATTTTTTCATGATACTCAGAAGTCCATCCATAAAGCACTGAGCAATATTGTCTAAGCGTGTTATCTTGCTGGGTACTTCGTCTATCTACCATTTCATAGGGCCAAGTATCCTGCCACTCAAATTTTAACGGATGTTTAAAAAACAATTTCCCTGTATTTTCATTTGTACAATGAGTTAGGTTAAACGACCGATCAAAGAAATATCTTCCACTTAATTTAAAAAAGAAGTCATATTCTTTGAGCAAATCTTTATATCTATTAAAGAATGCAAGTTGTAATATTGTTTCACAGTGACTCTTGTGAGAGTGTGTTCTAATAATATCAAATAAGTCGGGAAATTCTTCTGCTACATTAATAAAAACAAGATTTGGTTGGTAGGCAAGTACTGCTTTGTAGTGTGCAGAATTTTTAGATGAGTCAACTAAAAATATAGTTGTTTCGTCGTCTATTATTCTATCTAAAGATGATAGAGTAAAAATAGTTTGTCTTAATCGTTCTTCATTACTGAAGATAGATCTTACATTACTGTAGGTAAGTGGATAGGTATTATCAACATCAATGACGCTAGTAACCAGTATTGCTTTCTTCATGATCTATAAAAGTTGCCTGTTAATAATTTTTTAAAATATTCATCGAGTTGTTTATGTACAACTTCTTCAGAGTAGTGTTTCATTGCCCAGTCTCGGCAAACTTTGGGGTCTATCTTGTCAATGTTATTCAATGCGTCGACAAATTCTTTAAACTCTCTACAACGGAATCCAGTTACACCTTGTACAACTGTTTCTGTAAAGCCCCCCCAGTCTGTGGTAATAGCTGGGGTGCCGGAGAAGTAGCCTTCAGCAACCATATTGCCAAAAGGTTCAACGTAGTAAGTCGGTCCTATGATCGCCTTTGCATCTCGCATTAATACTTTACGCTGTTCTGCATTTGCCACACCAAACACTTCTACATGACTAGGAATTTCAGAATAACCCATGTCTGCTAGATCTCCGGGACCTGCTACAATCAATTTATGTCCTGTTTCTTTTGTAGCTTGTATAGCAATATTAAGACCTTTGTTTTCAATAACTCTACCAAAGTAAAGAATATAATCTTTCTTTGCCTTAGAGAATTCAAACTCGTCTGGTGAAAATGCATTTGGTATAACAGCGTCATACCAGCTAGGAGCCATTAACATCTTTCTCTCACCGTAGAACATGTGCATTTGGGCATAGCTGACAAATACTCTATAAGGTGCGAACACTGCCTTAGTGTCGTAGCCTATGCTAGGTTCGATGATAATAAGATCGTTATTGGCTTCGGCGGCAACTTGATTTTCCCAACCATGAAAGCAAACTATAATATCTCCGGGAGATTTTCGGGATTTAATTTCACCGGCTGCTCTTATATTGTATTTGTCTATACAAGAATTTCTGTGTGGGTATATCTCATCTAAACAAATTACAGTTTCACAATCTACTTTACAGCCCACTATACCGTAATGGATACAGTCCCATCCTAGAGGCATCATGTTGTTGATAAATTTTATTACCGCTATAGAAAAGGGATCGGTCCTGTTATTAATATGAACAGGACCGGTTGGATTGCTTAATATATGAATTGTAGGCATAGAGTTAATTAGATGCTTTTGATTTTTGTAGCCGCAATTTATTAAGTTGATCTTCTAACATTTTAATATAATGTACAGAAAATCTTCTTCTTAGTTCTACGGGAAAATCTTTTGATGCAAGTCTGTACTTTTGAATCTCTTCTTCTTTGAGAAAAATAAGTTTATCGATATCATTCATTGTGTACTATTTAATCGATCAATCTCATCGGCTGCTTCTTCTAACAAATCTGCAATACGGTCTGGCGTGCCTTCCTGTACTGATTTACGGTCTTTGATCTGTCTGCGAATCTCTGCTCGCTTGCGTAGGCGGAATATAAGACTCTGTTCACTTACTGGTAAATGACTTTCGTCTTTCATTTTATATCAAGCCCCTGTGTTTCTGGACTATAGTCCAATGTGCCGCCGTCTTTGTCATTAGGGTAGAAGTAAGCATCCTCATCTACTATTGTAACTTCTAAATCACCATGACGCAGGTCATAGTCCGTGAATCCACCTTTGTCGTGATATACACGGAATACATATCCGTTCAGTGTGTCCAGAATAAATCCTCGTGTGCCCACAGCGTTTTTGATTTTCATTTTTCTACCACCTTATATCCTGAGTAGGGATAGTGTTCTTGCAACCATTCCAACATGCCTGGTTCATTGGGCAGTCGGATTGAATCGTATTTGTTTGTGATATACATTATGCTTTCTCTGAAAAAGGGCCGTGACAGCCCTTGTTCTTCTTTTTGTCTAATTACTTAGGCATCATCAATGCATTGAAGTTGCTTGGAACAACAATGGTCTGTACTTGTCCATTCTTGATACCTTCTGAGATATTCAACATGGCTTGTGCCTGCATGAATGCAATACTAGCACCTGAGTTATTTGCAAGTGCTGCCATACGACGGCTTTCAGCTTCGGCAGTCTTAACTTCAACTTCCTTCTGCTTGAGTTCGTTCTTACTACGAACCAATGCGTTAGCCGACTCAACAACAGTATCACTTGGCAGTACATTACGAATCATAACCTGACTGATCATAATGGAACCGTCCAACTTTTCTTCAGAAAGGTTGCGAACAATTTCTTCCTTAATGTAGTTTTCCATGTCAGTGCGGTTGTCTGCCATATCCAATGCTTCGTACTTTCGTGCGGCTTTGTAGATAGCATTACGAGCATTCTGAACCACATAGTTGTACATCACATAAGTGTCACCTTTGAATTCAGCGTGGAACGATTTGTTCTTGGTTGAATAAAGTTCGGCAACATTCTGTGAATTGATGTTGTAAACAACTACAGCATCGAAGTCTTTCATGGTTGAGTTGTCCTTGGCCACCGGAGTCATATTCTCCAAGACCACGTTAACATCCTTGACCGGGAATGTAAGCACATCACCGATGAATGTCTGATTGAACGAACCAGGCAACAACTCACCTGGTTGTACCTGTTTATCAAAACCAACTCGCACACCGACCTCACCAGTCTCAATACGAGTACAAGCACTAGTTAGAGCAACTGCGGTCAAAACCAAACCAACTTTAATAAAACGCATCATTTAGATAACTCCAGTGGAAAAAAGATAAAAACAAACAACAAAACCCAAAGCAAAATACAAGGGCCTTAGCCAACGATCATTGATCATACAATACCTTAAAAAAGAATTACAAGCACTGTCATCAACATTACTGCTGCCAGTGATACAAGTATACTATAGCCTATGCTTTTTGTCAAGGCCAATTGTTCCTTGCCTTCCATATTTCTCATAGCACGAATGCCAAAATGTATCAGAACAGCAAGGATAGCAAATGCAAACCAAAGTTTAATCATTTTGATTATCCTTTAGTTGGGAAAGGCCAATCACTGCCTTGTGCCCTAAACACAGTTCCAGGAGGTGGTGTCACCTTACCATCAGTATTGCGAGTCCAACCAGTTGGTTGCACATAACGATACCGTGCTGGATCACCGTTTTCGCGATCTTCCACACCGGCCTCGTATCCAACGTCATATGCATTGTGTTCTCTGGAACCATAGTTGTATGAATTGCTATAGTCTGCACCAGAGAAGCCGTCACTATAACCACGCTTATGGATACTTGAACCGACTCGGACTTCTGGCGCAGGCTTAGCCGCACGTACAGTTTCAGTACTGTTGGCATTGCTCTGTACAGGCTTGTCAAAAGCATCCCTTGCTTCACCGCCCATTTCACCAATAACTTCATATCGGCAAGCACGACCCTTGGCACCATTGTAGTCACTTGGGATTGAAACAACATCAGCTGGATCAATCTTAACAATTACCACACGGCTGTCATTACCACCAAAGTGGTCCAAGTAACTCAAACCGCAGAAGTGGAGACCAGTACTGCAAGTTTGATCCTTGTTGTCGTCAACAGCGTTGCGTTCCATTTCGACAACAGTACCCGGGCTATTGTCCATAGTACCACTGTGAATGTCTTTGAAGTCTCGGCGTACTTTCTTGTAGGCAAGGAAGTAACCATCGGGAGTGATGGGCAAACTGTTCTTTTCCAAGAAGCCATAGAGTTCATCTACTGAACGCTTTGAAGGGTTCTTCATCAAGTTGTGCATGAACAGAACCATTGGCTCAATAGTAAAGCCATCCTGCAACATGGTAATCATACGGCTTGCCAATACACCTGCAAAAGGTTGTCCTTTCCAGAACAGTTGTTCGCCTTTGACAGAGATGTTGCCAGCACCGTAGTTCAGCACAACCTTGACTGGGTCAATAATGTTTTTAACAGTGTCCCAGTCTTGTGCTTTAATAGCATCAACTACCTTTTGGTAAGTGACGTGGGTCTTAGAAATCGTATGTGGTTTGCCGTCAATAACGACAGTAACATTCGAACCTTGAAGAATAAACGGATAACTCATTTTAAATACCTTTCTTTGCATCAATTAAATTTACATACTCGGCAATATCGCTTGCCTCTACGCGGTAAGTACTCAAACTAGTCAACAACGGATAACGGCTGTTAACTGTGTTGAGTTCTGTTTGATACTTGGTCACAAGTGCTTCTGGGCTAAGGTTAGCTGTAGGAGCAAACTTGCGGAACAGTCTATCAATATTGTAGCGGTTTCCTGTGAACTTGTCAACCTTTACAAACACTGAAACCAGTTTAGCGTAAGGACTGTTGGCATCAATTTCAGCCAAAATATCTTTATTGTGG